GCCTTCGGTTACCGGAGCTTGTTCTCCGACCTCTTGGTTATCTACTTCAGTCATTATATATTCCTTTTATTACATTTGGTGGAAGGGGTGATAGTCCGTCCCCGCCTCTTCCTCTTTTTTCTTGTTTTGATTTATTACGGACATGATACTCTGCTCGTCTTGAGCCAGAATTCCTTGGATCGCCTGGCCTACTCTGTGGGCCCCGGCGTTCGCTGATGTTGAGTGTGGGTCCCCCGGTACGTGGATCTGGGCGTTCATCTTGCACAGCTTGTAAATAGCCGCCAATACACGCTCTCCCTCGTCTGTCCCCAGGAATACCGATTTAAAGTCGGATGATCTGTTGCTGAGTTTGTCAAATGGTGCCATTATAGTTCAATCCCCGCTTTTTTAAGGTCTCCGGCTGTCCCGGCCAGCTCCTGTGCTTGGGCCATCTGTTGCTGCTGCTCCGCTGCTTCCGCTTTTGCGTCTCTGATCTCTGCGTACTCTTCCTCGCTGCGGATATTCTTGATTCTTACACCGGAGATCTCCAATGCGTCTCTGAACATGGACTCGCCATCCACTACGTCCGTAAGATCCGGGTCTATCTCGATGAGAGGGCCCACACTTTGGAGGGCTCTGTTCAATGCGAGCAGTTCGCGGGCTCTTTGGTTCTTGGATAGGGGGTTTGTGTACTCAATCTTGAGGTCCTGGCCTTCTAGCTCCTCGGGAACTTCCGGGAATCCACCAGCTCTCATTAAGATTGCAAACAGGCGATCAATGATCTTGGAAAGGAACTCGGTCTGTACACGGGCTGGCTGTGGGCCTGATAGTCTCATGCCATTCTCTTCGTTCTGTGCGAACTCGGTGGCTGATACCGGGGTTCCCTCTTTAGGGATGAACCTGTCTACGAAGTAAGCCTGGCGGATGGCGTCTCTGCGCTGATCCATCATCTCGATGCCGATGTTGAGGTTTCCACCAGTTTGGAGTGGCTGAATAAGAGGGCGTCCGTCCATGCTGACACCGCCGACGTTTGTACCGCCTGGGCGTGTGTGCAATGGCATGATAACCCCGTCATCTGCTACTAACAGAGGGGGGTCTACTTGTTTCTGTGCTGCGCGGATCATAACCTCTGACATGACGTTAATCATGCGGATGTCTGAGAGGGCATTCCATGCGGGGCTGCGTCCGTAGGCTTCGCCCACTAGCTTTTCCCAGCGCACAACAATGTAAGGGTTCTCGTAGAAGCCAGCCACGTTCATGACGCACTTCTCTTCTTTGCATACATAGATGCCGATGAAGTCCCGGTTATTGGGGACCCCTTCTGTTGCTGCTGCTCCCATGCGTTCTGCGTCCTTGCGGGGCATTACGATGTGGAGGAACTTGAATGCCTTATTGGGCTCTGTAGTGAGAGATACGCGGAGGGCGTCTGGGAGGTTTTCCTCGCCCCATTCCTGGGCTGCTTGTCTGGCTGTGAACTCAAACTCACGGATGACCTTATCGACCACGCCTTTGTTGTTCTCGTTGATGTGGATCTCGGACAGATGGCGTGTGCTGAACCTTACGTCCTCACCGGGCTGCTCATCGACATACATACAAGCTGTACCGTAGGCCACTAAGTCTAGAAGGAGCTCGTGGGCCTGTTGGTAAAAGTTGCTGCTGTCGCTGTTGAAGGTCTTCATCATGATGCGTTGAGCATCTTCTAGCCAGCGTCTTACGCCGTAGCTATTGAACTCCAGGGGTTGCTCTGTCGCCAGAGAGAACCATGTGGAGCCGGGATTGATTAAGCCACTGTGTAACGCAGAAGCCAACATGAGGTTGGCCTGGACTGCTGTGGTATCAAACACTCGCTGGTCTGCTCTGGAGCCTTTGGCCCTCTGGAACAAGAAGTCTCCACGGTTAGGTAGGACGAACTCGCTGATCTGCTGCCAGACGTACTCAAAGTTTGTACGGTCTGTGCCCATGCTCTCAGTCATTTTGACTAGCGCTGCGGCCAGTTCATTTTTACCTTGGTCTTGCATTTAGCCCCCGAGGGTGTTGTTGCCGTTGCTGTTCTCGCTCATCCCGCTAAGGATAGTAGACCCACGGCCTTTACGTTTCTTATTCTTCTTACGCATCTCTTCCATGGCTGTGACTTCAGAGTCATCAACCGTGATAGGCTTGGCGGGCGGCGGTAGTGGCTTGGGTAATTTTGGTGTTTTAGGTTTTGATCCCATGGTTATGCTCCTTCAAAGACGTCCCAGTTATTGTTTGTGTTTCCGGTGTTGTACTGTAATTTATACGGATCGTAGGACCCAATGACTCCTTGGCGTTTTCTTGAGTTCATTGAGGTCTCTTTCAGACCCATCGCTAGTGTTCTCCATGCATCGGCTGGATGCGAGTGTTCGTCATGCAGTGGCTCGTCTGAAAGAATACCACGTTGTTCGTCGTACTTTGACCGATACATGCGGAGAGAGTTTAGGCCGTCTCTGCACTTCTTCAGGTCGAAGGTGGCTTTGTCAATCAGTCTCCGGGCGGCGTTGATGCCGTTGAGGAGATCGGACTTCTTAGCCACGATGCACTTGAGCCCCAGTGATTGGAGCATTCCTTTGACTGTCTTGCTGCGGTCCAGATTGGACCTCTTCACTGCGTCGTGTGGCAAGATCTGGTGTTCGTACACATAGGGCTTGCTCTTTACGACGTTGGCGCAGTAGGGGACGTCCCTGTCAACAAAGTTGTCGAAGTCGATGATGTTAATTGTATTCATGATCATCTGGGCGTACCAGATAGATGTTCCGTCGAATCCGATATCCCAGGCTGCGATAACTGGGTAGTCCGGGTCGTACGGTGTTTTTGTAAGTCGTCCGGCTTCTTCTGCTCTGGCCATTTGGTGCTTGAAGTATGCACCCTTGATGGCGGCGGTGAAGCTACAGTTTATTTCTTGGTCGTATTCTTCTGTGGTCAGCTCGTTACTGAGTGATTCCAGTTCTTCCTCGTCGAGGGCGTGTGTCTTCTCTGGGGTCATTAAGATGGATGACCATTCTTTATCACCGGATAGACCCCGGAGGTACAGATCATAGAAGAAGTTCTGTCCCTTGGGTGTTCCGATGAAGAGGGCTCCACCTTTGCGGTCTGCCAGTGCTGGTCTTATAACCTCACGCCATAGGGGGCGCGGCATCTGTGCTACTTCGTCGAGAACGACAAAATCCAGGTATAGCCCGCGAAGGCTATCTGGATTCTCAGCACCGAGGACTAGGATACGTCCACCGTTCGGTAGATCAATCCTTAGTTCGGATTCGTTGATCTTTACACCGGGGATGCCTTTGACAGCATCCTTGAAGATCTCCCAGGATACTTGCTTCGCTTGCTTGTATGTGGGGGCGATGTAAGCGACCTGTGGGCGGTTGCCCTTGGTCAATACCACCTTAATGGCCTCGTTTACACCGAAGTAGGTCTTACCAGCCCGTCTATGAATAACCATTACTGTGAAGCGTGTGAGCTTCTCATGCATGATAGCTTGCCACTTCCGTGGCTCATATGGGATGGTGACTTTTGTCATTAAATTCCTAATTCGCGAGGGGCAGTCCGCCGAGGGGGTTCCCAGACGTTTATCCCCTTTATCCGCTCCCAGGTCCTCCTGGTGAGACTTACACACTGTCGGGAGCCGTCTTATGCTCACCTACTGCCATTCTAATTAAAGAAGGCCAACCCGTGAATTTCAGAGGGGTTGGGTCATCACTTAGTTACTGGCTAAAAAATCTGCTACTTCTTTGTCGGACATACCATTTGCTACTGATACCCCGAGCCGTCTCTCCGCTTTTCCTCGTAGATTGTCTGAGGGTCTGTAGTCCAAGTGGGATAGGCTGTCGTGCACTGATCTCTCAATGCCCATTGTTTCTTCTTCGTAGTTATACATTTGCCAATTCATATCTCTTATCGAAAGTGGCTTCACTCACGATATGCAAGTGTCCAAATTCATCCATTACTATCCAGTCGCCTACGAAGCCCTTATACTTACCACGTTTGTTCTCTACGTAGATGTACGACTCCTTCGCGTTGTCGATTACAACAAATGCCTTACCAGTAGTATAGGCGAGTTGGAACCAGTCTGGTGTCTCTACTCCGAGTTCCCACCTGAAAGCCTTGGCTTCGAATTCCTTTGATTTAAACTGAACTGTGGAATTCATGGTATCTCCGAGAGGTTTATTAATTGTTTATCCCCCATTATACCACACTTTTCTGGATATGTCAAGGACTTTATTCTTAGGCTTTAATTGCCGTATGTATCTGTATCCATGTCCTGGTGGGACTCTTGGGGCTTTTCTTCCCCTGGAATTTCCCTGGGACCTACGAGTTTCTCGTACTCCCCGTCGATATCTTCGATCTTTTTGAGGACTTCGGTCTTCCATTCGATGGTAATAGTGTTATCCACCTTAGACACATTCTGGATAGACTGGAGCTTCGGGGCCAAGTATGGTGCAAATTCCTTGACATACCGGAATGCATCGTTTACTGTAGTAGCCCTCTCGCACATGAAACCTAAGAGCTCAGAGATATCCTTCTTGTCGATGATCCCTTTGAGTTCTTTTTTGTCTGCGGCTGTCAGCTTCTCGGTCTTGGGTCTGCCAGTGGGATTACCACTCACGCCCTTCTTCCAGTGCCCCGCTTTATTCTTGCCCGGGTCCTTTTTATTTGTATCTTTGTCTGTCATTAATCTTTATCCACTATGCTTGCTATTATTTGCCCAACACCAAATGATATAAGACAGAAGAATGCTGCGGCCACGAGGCCCAGTAAAATAAAAACCATCTGTATTGGGGCTATTACGCACAACGCTACGGATGTGGCGGTTATTATCACCCCGGCAATGAAGTGCCTTAGCTCTGTGTTAACTTTTGTCATTACATCCCCTTAAGATATTGCTGCGCAATCTTTCGCACATAGAGTGCTTAAGATATTCTAAACACCCTGAGCTGCTGTCCGCAGCCCATGGGATCGTCTGTATGGCGTTAGGACCCTCAAGGGTCCGAAACATTCAAGAGAACTACCTAGTGTGTTTCTCCTGATGAAAGAATATCTAATTATAGCACACTTTGACCTAAATAGCAATAGGACAGTATTCCTATGTATGCTCTCGACAGCATGGAATTTCCATTTAAGTCCCGGAAGAGGCATAGCTTTTCCACATCAGGTGTTATTTTTAAAAATCCTGTATTTGGATTGGATTTATGAATTGGGTAGACAGCGGTCCAGAACAGGTATATATTGATTCTATTTTTAAACCCCCCCTTCGGGGTAATGAGGGGTTACACCCCCCCTTATCGTCTAAGGAAGGCATAGGGCAGCACGGGCATCGGGTGGCACGGGACAACACAGCATGGGATAGCATAAGCATGGTATAAGCTACGCTAAGCAAGATTAATAAGGATAGCTACGCTAACATGAGGGGCTCACACGTGGCGCGGGGGATTGGGATAGGGTGGCATGGGG